ATTAGGAGCATTATTATGACTTATCCTGTCCAAGCCCCATTTAACACCAACCCGGCGTACACCGGTTCGTTCATCCCTACGCTGTGGTCTGGCAAGCTGCTTGCCAAGTTCTACCAGAACACCATGATGTCTGAGATTTTCAACACAGACTATGAAGGCGAGTTGAAGAACCAAGGCGATACCGTGCGTATCCGTCTGGCTCCGTCTATCAGCATTTCCGACTACGTAGCCGGTATGAACCTGAACTACGAAGTTCCGACGCCGATTTTCCAAGACATGCAGGTTAACAAAGGCAAGTACTTCGGCGTGCAAGTAAACGACGTTCTGGCGTACCAAGCTGACATGAACCTGATGAACATGTTCACTGAAGACGCAGCCAAACAGCTGAAGATTCAAATTGAGAACGAGGTGTTCTTCAACAGCTTCGTAACCGAAGGCCCAGCGGCTGCTAACGAAGGCGGCGCTGCTGGTGCTATCTCCGCGGCGTACAATCTGGGTACTGACATTGCTCCGGTTGACCAAGCTACTCCTGAGAACGTCCTTAAGGCGATTCTGCGTATGTCGACCGTACTGGACGAGCAGAACGTGCCAGAAGATGGTCGTTGGCTGTTGCTGACACCGTTCGATCGTCACCTGTTGATGCAATCAAGTCTGGCGCAGGCTTACTTCACTGGCGACAACTCCAGTGTGGTTCGTAGCGGCAAGATTGGCTCAATCGACCGTTTCGACGTGTACGTGTCTAACCTGCTGCCACGTGGCGCTGCTGGTAAGGCGCTGGTTGCTGGCCTAACCGACCCTGCTACTGGTGGTACGGTATCAAACGCCAAAGCGCGTCGCGTAATGGTAGCTGGCACCAAAGCCGCTGGTTCATTCGCAATGACTGTCAACAAGACAGAGCCGCTGCGCAACCAGACAGACTTCGGTGACATCGTTCGTGGTCTGGCCGTGTATGGCCGCAAAGTGGTTAAGCCTGAAGCACTGGTTGTTGCGCAGGTCGGTACAGCTTAAGGTTATGCTCTCGGGGCCACGCTTGTGGCCCCACACCATTTAAAAATTTGTATTTAGGAGAACGACCATGAAATACGCACGTACTTTGGGTGGCGTAGCCACTATTGCCGCCGCTGGTTCCACACAAGCTACCGCAACTGCGGTGACCGCTGGTTTGACCATCGTTTCTACTGCTACTGGCACTACCGCTGACGGCGTTCGCTTGCCAGCTAGTTTTGGTACTGGTGAAGAAATCACCATCGTTAACACTACTGATGTTGCGCTGGATGTATTCCCGTCCACCGGCGGCGCCATCAACGGCGGAACTGCTAACGCTGCCAAGGCACTAGCTGCTAACATGAGTGGCCGATACATTAGCATCGGTAGTGACAACTGGGGCGCGGTTCTTAGCGCGTAATTGATCGGGGGCGAAAGCCCCCTTTCATTTTGAGGTGATATATGACTGTTGATGATCTGGTAAAGGCCACAAGCGGGTACTACCTGTCTAATAAAGCGCGTAGCGGCACTGGTGTAGTTATTGGTAGATTGTTGAACGACACCTACGAGCTGACCCCAGAAGGTCACGCAATGGTTGCGACGTTTGGGCTTATAAATGACATACCGGCACTCGTAGAAGAGAAGCCTGTAACAAGAACTCGCAAAAGAGAAAAATCGCTGATAGAATGAAGTCTCTTAGTGTCTGGCGGGTAAAACGCTATGAAACCGTTGAGCGACTTTCTTCCAAGACTGCTGGTATACACTCCCGCCTGTTCTGAGCCATTGGCCGAGCAGGCGTTGCTCGACGCTGCTATAGATTTCTGCGAACGCTCTTCTGTAATCCGATACACTGCTGACCCCATTGCTGTTATTGAAAACATCGCTGAATACGAAATTTGCGCGCCGTCCAACGACCAGACTATAGCGCGTGTACTAAAAGTGTTCTTGAATGGGGAGCCGATTGAAGCGATTATGGCTGAAGTCAGGACTCCGGTTCCAGAAGACCCGGCGCGCCCTTCAGGGTATTCGATAATCGAAGACGACTGCGGGTTGACGCTACGCCTGAACGTGATCCCTGACGACGCGTACACACTCAGTGTGGAGCTGGCGTTACGCCCTGCCAAGACCGCCAGAAAAGTGGACTCCCGCCTATACACTCGGTGGATGGACGCGGTAGTCGCTGGCGCACTGTCAAGGTTGTACGCAGTACCCGGGCAACCGTTTAGTGACGGCGGTGCGGCCGTATACCAAGCATCCAGAGCGGCGCGGATGATGAATAGTGCAAGAATTGAAGGCTCTTACGGGCGTGTACGCGGGTCAATGGCGGTACGATCCCGCCCTTTTATGTGAGGTGAGAAATGGCTATTGCGGCGCAATCCGTTATTCGTCGTGTAATCGACACATTGCAGGATAATACGTCTGTTCGTTGGCCGGTAAACGAGCTCGTCCGTTACCTAAACGACGGGCAACGCGAGGTTATTCTTAATCGCCCCGACGCGATGGTAACCAACGCAACGCTGACGTGTGTTGCAGGCAGCAAACAAGCGCTACCATCTAATGGGGCTAAACTTATCGAGGTTGTCCGTAACGCAGCCGCGGGGTCGACCAAGCGCGCGGTTCGTATGGTAAACCGAGAGATTTTGGACGCGCAGACGCCTAACTGGCACAACCTGACCGGTACGCTTGAAACGCTGCATTTTATGTATGACCCACGCGATCCACGGGTTTTTTATGTGTACCCACCTGCGCTGACAACCACGCAGCTTGATATTGTCTACTCGGCGTACCCCACGGATATCACTGAGCCAGCCGATGGCGCTGCGTACACCGCGGTTACTGGTAACATCAGTCTGCCTGATATCTTTGGCAACGTGCTGCAGGACTACATCCTGTATCGCGCGTATTCCAAAGACAGCGAATACGCTGGTAACTCACAACGTGCGCAGAACCACTACACGGCATTTGCGAACGCGCTGGGCTTAGAAGTTCAAGCAACTGTTGGTGTTGCACCAAACCCAGTATCAAATCCAAACCAAGCCCAGCGCGCAGCTGGGTAACAGGGGGATAAGATGTCTTGCCCTATAAAGTTAGTGCAGGGCGATACTCGCCCCCAGTTAAAATTTGTCATAACCGACGAAAACACCAGTGAGGCGCAAGACCTCACTGGAGCAACCCCGCGACTAAAGTTCCGCGCAGTCGGCACGTCGACTGTATTATTCACCCGTGTAGGCACTTTGTTAGCAGGACTCGAGCTTGAGTCTGGGCAAATCAGTTATGCAGCTCCATACGACACTCCCGGTGCTGGAGGACGCATAGCGTTTGATTTTGCGGTAGGCAACTTAGATATTGCTGCAGGCGCCTACGAAGGCGAGATAGAGCTCACGTTCACAGATGGCTCTATACAGACAGTGTTTAAAGTCCAGAAATTCACTTTGCGAGAAGATTTCTAAGTGAACGCAGATACTCGCTACGGTGCGTTCGACGCAGCCGTTAGGTATGAGCTGTTAGGCGCAGAGGGTGTAATTGGGCGATTTTTTACGTCTGTATACCTATTTGACGTTGTGGCGACATCAGACCTCGCGGTATTTGGGGTTGGGAAAGTAGTCCAGACCCCCGCGACCGCCGGGGATGTACTGGCGCTCTCGGTTAACACTTCCTCAAGCGACACCGGGCAAGCCATTGACTTGTACACAGCGGTTTTGGGAAAGCATCTCACAGACGTAGCCGCTTGCGCAGACGCTGCGTTTTTATTAGTAGCTCGGTCGGTGAGTGACGCTGCGGCAGTGGTTGACGCGGCACAGTTTTCTATTGGTAAAGCCCTTGCAGATTTGCCTGCGGTAAGCGACGATGCCACACGCAGCGTGGCTACACTAAAAGAAGATTCCGCGTTGACAGCAGATTTTTCTGCGCTGTTGGTTGCTAAACTAACCAGCGACGAAACTACTGCGGCTGACCTCACAATATTTAATGTCGATAAACAACTACAGGACTTCGTATTTGCAACCGACGACGTTAACGGCGCAGCTGTTGATGACGACCAACACATTATATTTTTTAAGGTTTTATCTAACGCCAGCACGGTTTTCGATACGATAGCGTTGTTAGCGGCGTTTGACCGGGCGATAACAGATAGCTCACAAGTTTTGGATGGAGCGGTATTATCGACAGCTAAAACGCTGTCGGATGGCGCCGCTGTTGGGGACACTATATTTATAAGTTTCCTGTTAACCCGCGATTTTTTCGACACAGTGCTTGTAACTACGGATCAAGCCGATCTATCGATTAGTAAGCCAACTGTCGATTTGTTTACTGCAACAGATAGCGTAGCGCTTGTAAGCGCGTACGACAGGATGTTTGAAGACGCTGCGTCAGCCACGGAGATAGTGAGTAAAGCGTCTACTAGACCGGAAACGAACATAGTTTACTTATCTGACGTGTTTAATGTACTATTAACCACAGTTCGCACAGATATAGGGCTCGTTGCCGACTCTGGGCAGCTGCTAAATCAGGACTATGTTGATAACCCTTTTTACTTTGCCGACGACTACGTTGGCGTAAAGCGCATATTTTAGGAGATACCACTATGATTGAGAATTACGCAAAGGTAACTGGGCGGCTGTCAGTAGTCCTTCGTGGAGCAGATGGCAGTGTAAAAGAATCACGAGATATTCCAAACCTCGTGGTAAGTACGGGTTTGGCGTTTATTGCGAGCCGCATGAAAGACACAACCGATGCTGCTATGACCCACATGGGTGTCGGCTCTGGCACAACGGCTGCCGCTGCCGGCAACACTGCGCTGGAAACTCAAATAGGCTCCAGAGCCTCGCTGACCTCAACCACAGTCACTGCTAACGCCACAGCGTATGCAGCTTCGTTTGCGGCAGGAATAGGCACCGGTGCGATCACTGAGGCGGGTATCTTCAACGCTTCTACTTCAGGCACCATGCTGTGCCGCACAGTATTCGATGTAGTCAACAAAGGCGCGAACG